CGAAATTTTAACGATTAAAATAATTTCTTGTACATATGATTTTATCATACATTGTCAGGTTTTAATTGAAATTATTTTACAATTATGTTATCTTTCTATCATTCCCGTGAAGAAATGAATAGAATATTTACATAATGACGTAATTAAAATAAAATTAATATTGTTTATAAAAATCTTATTCTAATTGATTTTATGATAATATAAACTTGCAAGGCTATTTATATTCAAAGAGAATATAACAATAGTTGGGCTCGAACCAACGCCAGAGTTTATTTACTAGGTTATATATATATATTATATATTTATTAATTTACACATAATAGTGTTTTCTACTTCATATATATCTTTTATTTGCCTTTCAAAAGTTTTTAAAGGATATATTTTTTCATGTCTAATGAGACTTTGCTCAATCTTTCCATATAATTCATTGTAGTATTTTGAACCCCACATACTTGCACTTCTCAGACAACTATCAATAGATTGAAAAACCAAATCCCAATCATCATTTTCTTTACTTTTCTTAATCCAATTCAGTTGTTCTTCAATAGATATTTTTTCAAGATTAGCTAAACATTGATTTGGAAATTCTGGATCGATACGAAATCCACGTTTTAGGAAAGTAGCGTCTTCCAAATCAATAGATTTTATCCATTCCACAGACTTTGATGCATTAGTAAACGTAATATTCCTAGTAGCAAAAAATTTACCCATAGTTTCCACATTAAATTTATCCACATATTCATCAGAAACTGTAGCAATAATATCATCACCATAAGTAAAAAAAGAAACGTTATCATGAAACAAATGCATATCAGGACTTACCAGTTCACACCATGCCAATCGAACATATAATTTATTGATTTCTGAATTTATTTCTGCTGTAGCAAATGATCCACTTATTATTCCTGAATTAGTTGTATAAAAAAAATCTTTACAAAGATGAGGAGCATTAACAAATTCTTCTCTCATTACTTTTAATTGATTTAAATGACCTTCTTCTGCCCCCCAATAAGTATACCATTCTATAATATTATTCAAAGCAGCTAAAGCTACTGACGAATCTGCTTGTGGTCCAAAATTACTATAATCTCCTTCAATTATATTAGGAAATCGCTTTAATGATCTGTATAAAAACATCCAATCTGCACTTTCAGGATTTATACCAATACCATGCTCTAATAACTTCCAATTTTTCCGATATGTCATTAACCAATCTCCAAATACTCGTTTCGAAGCAATTACTTGTTGAACAGGAGATATAGAAAATATCCTCGTACCTCCTACTCTTCTTGCTTTTGCAGGTTTTAACAATTCATCTTTAACACAATCTATTGCAGGAGAAAATACCATCTGTTTTTTTATACGCATAGTGCGTTCGGCTGTTAAAATGCGACGTAAATTACTTGATATAGAATTTAATTTATAATTACCATTAACATCATTTTCGGCTTTTATCAAACTCTTCTTACCTTTCTCACCTTTGTGTCTTACATATAAGAGAGGATATCCAGGACTTGTTGTTAAATCTAAAGCTTTAAATCCCAATTCAGGAATACCCACAATAGATTGTTCTATACTCAATTCACTCACCAACGGTTTCTGATTATTATCCATTCGCATTGGTTGTCCAGCTTGTTTTAGTAAACGTAAAGTATCATTGGCACATATTTTTAAATGTTCCGGATTAAATGATAATGGTGGTTTACCATGTTTTGCAACTCCCTCATCCATAGGTATAAAAGGAGGATCAGCATATTTTACTCTTGGATCGAATGGTGACAACGGAGCAGGTTCTTTATTCTGAGCTGCAATTTCATTAAAAATAGGCGATTTCTCAAATTGTGTTTTATTTTGTGCAAAAGGAATTTGATGAGTAGGAACTTTTCCAATTATTTGAAGATGTTTCATATAATTTTCTATAGGTCCATCAAAACTTTCCAAATCATTGTAATCAGGAGGTACTATCGGTTCTTCATCTTTTAAATGCTCCAAAAATATCAATTCCCCATAACCATGTTTTGTGGCTTCACTTCCAAATGCATGTACTGCAATAGGTGCTGCTAAACTCACACTAAATACTATTGACATACAGTAACCATTCTGAGAAAAATTTTCATACTCAATTATGTGATTAAATCCATTCAAAATAGTTGACTGTTTATTCTCAAATTTAGTAACTTTAGTAACAACATCAGGACGAGAAAGATCTTTATAATTATTTACAATATATAAATCACGTCCCATATTTTGAAATTTCTTTTCACTGATAAAGAAATGAGTTACGTCCGCTACTAAATTCGTATTACCCGGAGCTGTCCACATTCCTAATTCACTCAGAGAATCTTTATTCTGTCGCCAATCAAACATTTCATTATTGAAATCATTTTCACATAATTCTACAGCACATTGTATATCCAAGAATTTTACTTTTAATCCCATTTTAAAGGCATTTCTTATATCATCCAAATAATGACGTAAGAATACGTATTTTCTATTACACATTCCTAAAATTACTAAAACTCGCACATCCTTCTTATTAGCATATTCTTCTTCAGTACCCATCGTTATATATCGAAAATTTTTTCTCATTTTTATAACTTTACTATCTAATTCTTGGGATTGCGTTTTTATTTGGGTTTGCAATTTCCCTATATTCTTACGCAATGGAGTCGTAACCTTACGTTCTTTATCAATATACCCAAAATATTTTAATACCGAGTGGATTAACCAACCCAATAAGGGTACAATACTACCAGCTGCAAAAAC